CATTGGCCCGCGTCTCAATCGTGAGCTCGGCCTCGGGCACTTCCTCAAAGGCGAGGCAGCGGCGTTCAAGTTCCATCGGTCGTGTCCTCCTCCTCGGCCTGGTCTTCGGCGTCATCGGCCGGGCTGTCTTCAACTTCAGCGGCTGGTGCGGGCGGCTCCTGCCCCATCTTGTCCAGCGTTGTCATGTTCAACTGCACGAAGTGCTTGTCGCCTTCCGGCCCGATTGGGTTGAGGTTCTCAAGCTCGCGGATCTCGTTGATCGTCATCCAGCCGTTTTGCAGGGCCGAGACGTAGTAGGCAGACCGGCTCGCGTGGTCGCCACGCAGTAGGCCGCTCACGCTGTGCTCGGCGAAATACCGCTCATCGTCCACGATCAGGTCACGCGAGATCGCGGCTTCCCAACGCTTGAGATGCGGCAGCAGGCAGTGCTGCACAAACTCCGTGCCTTGCACCTCGATGTTCGAGTACGTCGAGCGGGTCAGGTCTTGGATCATGTGCGGCGGCACACGAAACGCCCGGCAGATCTCGATCACCTGATACTGCCGCGTCTCAAGAAACTGGGCCGCCTCGTTGCTGCCGCTGAGCTCGTGAGCCTTAACGCCATTCGGTAGGACCGCCGTGCGGTGTGCTCGATCCGGCCCACGGTGCATCCGCTCCCACTGCTCACGCAGACGCTCGGCCGCCTCGGCCGGGATGGGGTTATCAGACTCCAGTACGATGCCAGGCCGGGCACCGTTGCCGAAGTACGTGGACCCGTGGGCCTCCAACGCCTGGGCTAGCCCGATGGCGTTCTGAAAGATCTTGTACGTGGGGATCGCCTTGATGCCGTCTTCGGTCGTAAACCGCAGGGCGAAGATCTGCTCTTGGCTGTAGACCGTCTGCCGGCCGCTCGGCTCGCGGTAGCGATACCGCAGCGTGCCGTCTTCCAGCCGCTCAGCTTCCATCCGAGACGAGTGCAGCGGCCACAGTTCCGAGACGGCACCGCGAGCACCGGGGCGGATCTCGGCGTAGCTCGCACCGTAGTGGAGGTACATGCCCGTCATCCAATCCCGAAACTCTTGGGCCGTCTGCCACGGGTTGGGCTGCATGTGCAGCAGGCGATACACCGGGTGGCTTGTGGCCTTCTGCTTGCCACCATTGGCGAGCCGCTCGAAGACGTGGAGCGGAAGAGCCGAGACGGCGTCAGAGATCACCCGGATACAGGCCGTGTATGCCGAGCACGCCATCGAGTTGTCGGCGTTGACGCGAACGCCAGACGGCGTACGGCTGGAAGAAACCTCGGGCCAGTCGATGCCACGCAGGTCGAACATCTTGTAGTCGGCGACGGCGTTTTCGTTCATAGGGTGATGATGTCCCAGTTCTGCTCGGCTGGTTTCGCAGTCGCCACGGCGTGCAGTCCGAGGCCCATCACCAGCGAGACGATGCCGTCGATCCGTTCCGTGCTTTTCGCCTTGCTCGGCTTGATGTTGCCCTGGTGGTCGGTCTGCACTGCCACGTTGCCAGCCATCCACGACAGCACCGGATGATTCCCGTGGCGGATCTTCTCCGAGAGTACGAGGTTCTCCAGCTGCTTGCTCGGGCTGCTCATGGAGCCGTAGCCCTGTCCAAAGCCTGTCACATTCACGCCTTCCCCTTGCAGTTGGGTAGCGAGTTGAGTGGCGTTCCAGCGGTCGATTCCCACCTGCCGGATATTGAACTTCTGCGAGAGCTCGACGATGTCGCGGCGGATTACGTCGTAGTCGGTGACGTTGCCATCAGTGGCCCTGATGTACCCGTCTCGAATCCACCCGATGTAGTCCACCTTGTCACGCTGCGTCCGCTCGGCAGCGTTCTCCTGCGGAACCCAGAAGAACGGCAGCACGTCGAAGGTGCCATCATCTGCCTGGCTCACCAGCACCAGGGCCGACAAGTCATAGGTGGTCGCAAGGTCGAGCCCGGCGTACCACTCACGCTGCTCGAGATCGCCAGACAGCGGCTTGCCGCACTTGGCCCAGTTGTCGGGCGAGAGCCACCGCACGTCCTGGGTAGTCCAGACGTTGAGTCTGTATCGCAAAAAGCTATTGAGCTTCGACGGTGACTGCTCGGCCTCTCGGGCATCGGCGGCGAATGACTCCACCGTGATCGTCTCGCCCAATGACGGGTTGGCCTTGTGCCACGTCTTGGAGTCCTTCCAATCGTCCTCGGGCGAGGCTGCGTAGATGCACCCGAAGAATGCCGGGTCCACGCCGGGATCGGCAATGCACCGCTCGGCGTATGCGTGCTGCTCCCAGCAAATCGACTTGCGGTCGTAGCCTGCCGTGGTGATCGACAGGATGAGCGGCTGCCGGCGAGCCGCACCGCCGTATCGCAGGGCGTCCCACAATCGCCGGTCACGCTGGGCGTGCAATTCGTCAAAGAGCAGGGCGTGGATGTTGAGCCCTTCAGCACGGAACGCGTCAGCCGAGAGCACGCGATAGAACGAGTTGCTCGCCTTGTGAACGATGGTCTTCCGGCTGTCGATCACCTCGAGATGCCGAGACAACGCAGGCGACGCCCGCACCATCGACGCCGCTTCGCGGTAGATGATGCCCGCCTGCTCACGGTCGCAGGCCGCACCGTAGACTTCCGCCCCTGGCTCGGAGTCAAAAGCGGTCATATACAAAGCGATTCCCGCGAGTGTCGTACTCTTCCCCATTTTCTTGGGAAGTTCGATGTAACCGACACGATGCCTTCGCATGCCGTCAGGGTTGAGCCGGCCGAAGAGCTCACGCATGACGTGGTGCTGCCACGGCAGGAGCGTAAACGGCTTGCCGGCGTTCTGCCCCTTGCTGTGACGCAGGATCTTCTCGAAGAAGTGCACCACCCGCTCGTACTTGGCCTGCCCCTCTTTGCAGAGATCAGGCACCGTGGAGCTTGAAGAACTCTTCGACTTCGTCGGTTGGCTTTTCTTCCTTGCCACCTAGCCGCGTCCTACTGCTCGGGGTCAGGCCAAACTCGCCCATTAGCGAAGCCTGGAGCGCCACTAAACTGCGATACAACGGGCCAGCCGGATTCGGTTTGACGCCACCCAGGTCGGTTCGCATCACCGGGCCAGTGGCCCGCAGCTCGAGTAGGCACGCCTGCGTCGCAGCGTACACCTCGCACAAAGTCGCCAACGCTTCGCCGTCAGCAGTGGTGAGCGTGCCGAGGCCCAGCAGGATCGGCACGAGCTCGTTCCACTTCTCCACGGCGAGCGGCTCGACCATGAGACGCTTCGGCATCGGCGGCGATCCAGCCGGGGCCGGCAGGTCGGGCCGGATCTTCCGCTTGCCGGGATTGCCCAGCAACTTTTTCACATTGGCTGGCTGTGGCTTTCGACCGCGTGGCATCAGGAAACCTTAAAAACGCCTGGAAAAAGCCGAGCCAAAATGCGGGCGCGCTCTCCGAGGTTACGACCGTGGTTCGCAGCCTGCCAGGTTGGCATGATCGGAGGTACGCCGGCCTACCTGACTGATTAAGCAAACTCCATTCTCAGTTGACCAACCGACCTCGCGCCCTTCCTGCTGTTGCACTCAAAGCACGCCGTCTGCAAGTTGCCTGGTTCGTGATTGCCTCCGCAAGCCATTGCAACGATATGATCAATGGTGGGCGATCGTGGGTGTATCCTTCCATCTGACTTGCTGTACTTCGCTACCTTGAAACACCTTTTGCCGCACAATTGGCATCGGTAGCCATCTCGCTCGTATATGGCCGCAACAGGGACCGATACATAGGTCACGCCGTGGTGACGCGCTCTCTGCCTATGGTTGCGTCCGTACTTCTTTTTTGCCCTTTTGTTTGCCTGCTTTTTTGCTGCTGATCGGCATTTCACGCACCTGGCCCTGGAGTACACACTGAGGTCATGAGCGATCCCGCCGCAGGAATCGCACACCCTATCGCCTCTCCATTCAGTCGCGCATTCATAACTGCAAAACCGAGACGAACCGGGTTTGCACACCTCACCGCACACCTCGCACCAATTTGTTTTAGCGAGAGCGTCCCACAGCCCAGCGCCGCGTTGTAGCCATCTGTGCATAACGCTTTTCGCCTTCAGAGCCCACTTCATAGACGGGGCACTGGCGTACCTTCCTCCCCTATGCCAACTTCCCTTTGCTATTGCACTCCTGTCCCACAAAACACGACCAGCATTGCGTGCTGCAAAATAGCACGGCTTTGAGCAAAACAGCGCCTTGTCCTTTTTGCCATTTAGCCCCTTCGGCGATCTCCTGAACTGCTTGCCGCACTCGATGCAGTTTCTTGATGTCGGCTGGAGTGCCTTACGCATACACGCTCTTCCGCAGAACCTATGCCCTTCGGCCTTGCGTTTTAACGTTGTGGTGAATTGCTTTTCGCACTGCTGGCACTTCAAGACCACCCTGCCGCCGCTCGCAAGGTATTGGCAGTTCCGGCTGCAAAACCTGGACTTCGGATGCCTAGCAAGCCATTGGCGATTGCAATACAAGCAAACACGCAAATGTCCTGCGTCGGCTTTCCTGCGGTGATTTTTTCTGGATCTGGTTGCGTCTGCCGATTGGCGGCATGCGTCGCAGCGCTTAGGAATCGGCCCTCTTTTGGCCGGCGACACGAACTCTTTTTGGCAATCAACACAAACGACGTTTCGGCACATGAAGCAAACCTCCTTGCTTCATGCAGCATGCGCGCACTGTCAAACTTTCTGCCGTTGCTCCTTTGCCGTCTTGCTGCTATGGCATCGCACGCACCTCGCTTCGCCATTGGCCACGTCATAACGTGCACCGCCTTGGCTGATGGGCACAGCGTGGTCCGCGTGCATCTCGCGTCCCGTTGCCACGCGGCCACAGTCAACGCATTGCCAGGCACACTTGGTCAGCACTGCCTGACGCCACCTCCTGTGTGCCTTGTCGCAATACCCACGCGCCGCCGCATTGGGCCGTCCGCTCTCGTCACGCCTTGCGGCGGTACGCAGCCTCAGCGGCCTGTGTGTTGGGATCCGCTGTGGCATCAGCTCTTGAACATCACCACACCGCTGGTGCCGGTGCTGTTCGTGGTGGCCGAGACTATCTTCAGGAACTCGGCACCGAACACTTCGTCGGGCAGCGAGTAGGCCCGGCCATCCGTGCTGGAAGCGG